CAATGCAACATCGGAAGTTCTATGACTATTGTTACTCCGCACATCTTCATCATGGTAAGGAAGTTACCGTTAACGTTGGAACGACTAACAACGTTGAAGTTCTTCAACTCCCGTCGATTATGGGTGGAGATGAGTACTCCGATAGTCTTCTGACTGGTGCGAAACCAGGAGCAAAAATCCACCTTTTCCAAGAAGGAAGAGGCAAGACAATCGGGTACGATATTATTCTATAATAGGTTTTGAGGGGTGTCCTTTGGGATGCCCCTTTCTCGTTTCAGTTTGAGGAAAAGATTTGAGTACGAACACGTAAACATATTTATATTAATTTAATTCTAATTTATACTTGTCGTTCGTACTTCAATCTTTTCCTCAAACTTAGTAAATATAAAGTTTAACTTTAGGTATTTGGATACAAGGGGGGCCATTTGTGGCTAAAGCAAAGAAAAAGGATACGAAGACATGTGCTTCGTGTGGAAAAGATAAAAAAATAGAGACTTCTTTCTACAGTACTCAAAGTAAAATGTTTCCCGATAAAAGGTTGAACTTATGTAAAGTCTGTATTTCTAATATGGTAGATGTGAGTAGCGTTGATTCTGTCAAGAACCTACTGAGACAGATTGATAAGCCATTTATTGCATCTCTGTGGAATTCTTGTACGAGAGATTATCCTGACAATCCTCTTGGGAATTTTTTGCGCGTTACTTCGTCCTTACCCCAATATAGAGGGATGACGTGGGCAGATAGTTCGTTTGATATGACTGAAATTCAAAGTACTCAGGCAGTTCAGAAAGAAACTAAGAAAAATCAAGTATCTGAGAAACTAATCCAAAATGAAGTTTCTCCTGAGTTATTTGACAAATGGGGGAGGGCATTTTCTCCTCAAGAAATTTTAGACTTTGAAGCAACATATCAAAGACTGAGAAAGAACTATAAAGTACAATCCGCACAGCATGAAGAGTTTCTTCGTCAAGCTTGCATTTATCAGGTTAAAGGCAATTATGCCCTAGCGGCAAATAATACCAAAGATGCAAAAGACTATAATGACATGTTCATTAAGGCGACTGCGGCTGGAAAGCTACAACCTCAACAGTTGTCTAAATCGGACTTGTCCGATGGTCTTGAGACGTTTGGTGCGTTGGTAAGAAGAGTAGAAGAAGCGCAGGATATTATCCCCATTATGCCACAATTTAGGGCTGGTCCAAGAGATTTGCCTGACGTAGTTATTCACGCTTTTGTGAACTACATCCGAAACTTAAAAGGACTAGGCGAAGTTGAATATGAAGAAATTTATAGATGGTATGATAAGCGTAGAGAGAATTATGAAAAGTCAATGACAGCATCAGTATCGTCTATAGATGAGACACAAGAAGACGAGGAAACTGAGGATGATGAATATGCCTTGGAATAGTACTACCAACGACAACAAGAGGCACAAAAGGGATACAAGCAGGATTGATGTTACAAATCCTGCATTTAATAATTCATTTAGCCCATCGGACGAACAGTTACGAGGATTTGATGCAAACTTTAATAAGTGGGTTGACTTCGTATCGTTTTGTCGCTTTTATCCAGACCTGTTTTTTGATTTAATTACTCCAGAAACTGGTGGAATTAGATTAGATTTGGATCAGCGTGTTTTCTTACGTTGCCTGTCTAGATTTATTTCTACTTATGCAGTCTTCCCCCGTGGATATGGCAAATGCCAAGCATCCGACACGCTTGTTTTTACGGAAGACGGAATCAAAGAACTTGGTTCTTTTTTTAATTACGATTCAAGCAGTAAGGAAAAATATGTTGTATCTGAAATAAATTTAGTTAATAGATATGGGAAATTAGAAAAGACAAATGCTGGCGTATATAGTGGCTTTCTTCCTACAAAGAAGATTAGAACAGAAGAAGGTTATGGAGTAGAATGTACTCACAACCATCCAATGTTAATTCTTAGGAATGGAAAACTTGATTGGGTATTGTCAAAAGACATTCAGGTTGGAGACTATATGCCAGTATCAAGAGGACAGAATGTTTGGGGAAATAAAACGAAACTCGATTTTGATGTTGAAAGTCACTTTAAAACATCGGATCTTAGTAAAATTTCAACTGATAGAATTATTAAAAATAAATGCAATACTCCAAATGAGTTAACTGAGGAAATTGCTTTAATTATTGGTTATCTAATTGGTGATGGAACATTGACTAGAGCCAACAATATTTCATTGACCAACATAGATAAAGATATAATTGACAATTACACATCGTTTATGGAAAACATTATAGGATTGAAGGTAAGTCATAAAGTTGACAACATTCAGCATGAAGTATATAGCATATATGCCAGAGAATATTTCCGTCAAATTGGCTTAAAACAAGCCGATGCTCTTAATAAAGAAGTTCCACATTGCATTATGTCTGCGCCAAAAAATATTGTAGCGGCATTCATTCGTGGATTGTTTGACACAGATGGTGGTCTGTCTAATGCATATATAGAATATGCAACATCATCTGAGAAAATGTCAAAACAAATTCAGGTCATACTGTCCAATTTTGGGATTATATCTACCAGAAAAGTAAAACAAACGAAGAGAAATCCATCGTATCGAATTTGTATTTTTAGCAAAAATATGGACATTTATCTTCGTGAAATCGGTTTCTCTTGCAAGAGAAAACAAGATAGGTTGATTGAACTTTGCAATAAAAAAAGAAATGTGAATAAAGATGTCATTCCGTTTCAAAAAGATTTAATAACTAAGTTCTATAATTCATATAAACAGTTTGGTTGGAGATTGAGTAAAGATAAATATTTTTATTTAAACGATGTCTTATGTCATGTCTTGACTGGTGCAAACGAGTTAACATATGAAAAACTAGAATATATTTTATCTCTTCCATATGCAAGTAAATGTGATGGATATGAAGAATTATTGGAGTTAAAGAACTTAAATTACTTCTATTCGAAAGTTTCAACAATTGAAGATGGTGAAAACCATGTTTATGATCTTTCTGTCCCAGAATCTCATAGTTTTGTATCTAATGGGCTGATTAGTCACAACACATTTATTGAAGTTCTATCAATGTATCATACAGCAATTTTCTTCCCTGGTATTGAAATTTCTATGACGGCCCAAACCAAACAGAACGCGAGTGACATTTTGGAATCCAAGCATAAAGAGATACTTAAATACTATCCTCTTTTAGAGGCAGAAATTGAAGGGAAACCACAGTTTTCTAAAGACTCTGCTGTAGTAAACTTTCGTTCAAAGTCTACAATCGATGTACTTGCAAATCAACAGTCATCGAAGGGCCAACGCAGAAGAAGAATTAATATTGAAGAATCTGCCCTCTTGAACGATGAACTTTTTCAGGACGTTTTACTTCCAATTATTAACGTTCCAAGAAGAACAGTCGGTAAACTTTCGTGTATCGTTCCAGAAGAACTTAACGGGCAAGCGAACTTCCTAACGACCTCGGGGTTCAGGGGCAGTTCGGAGTATGCGCGTAGTTTACAAATGATTGATGAAATGGCTGAATTAAAAGGCAAGATGGTAATCGGAGCAGACTGGAAACTTGCTTGTGAATTTGGACGTGGACAGCCACGAAATGAAATCTTAGCAATGAAAGATGACCCGAATACGTCGCCTACGGCCTTTTCCATGAACTATGAGTCTAGATGGGTCGGTGCTTCTGATGGAGCATTGGTCAATATTAATAAAGTCATGGACCTTCGCACTCTTGCAAAAGCAGAGATTGAAGGGGATGGTAAGTCTGAATATATTATTGGTATGGACGTTGCACGTTCAGACTCTAATCAGAATAACCAATCATCTATTGCTGTTGTGAAGGTTAAGAGGAACAAAGATGGAAAAATTATTAGAGCATCTTTAGTGAACCTAATTAACTTGAAGAATGGTTTAAATTTTACTGCACAGGCGGCAGTCTTGAAACGTACCAAAATACGATATGGAGCGAAACTAGTTTGTGTGGACTCCAACGGACTTGGTGTAGGTCTATTAGACGAGTGTTTAAAGGATACTATTGACCCACTTACAGGAGAAAGTCTTGGATGTTGGGATACAGTTAATACCGATGCACAACCGGAAACTGATGATGCAGAAGAATGCTTATTCGACTTGAAATCACAGGGCATCAACAGTGATATCATTGTTAATTTTATAGACTATGTTGAATCAAAGAAACTTCAACTACTAGAGAAGAAAATTGACAATAACACTATGGCATATACTGAAGATCAAATCGAATCAGAGGTAAATCCATTTGTTCAGACTAACTCACTGATTGAAGAGATTGCAAATTTGAAACTGAAGCAGTTATCAGGTGGCAAGTACACTGTTGAGCGTCTGACAAAGAGAGTTGACAAGGATCGCTACTCATCACTAGCCTACGCTTTATGGATGGTTAAAACTCAATTAGACGATTCAATTAACGTAACCGAAAATAGCGCAACTGACTACCTACTTATCAACTAGAAAGGAGGAACACCATGAGCAAACCACGTTCTAAATCTCGCACTCCCCCCACCACCTCCTCTCCATCCCCTCATTCCGAACCAAATCTCGCCTATAACTTTGCCGAATTTCAAGAAATCGTCTTAAAAGAAATTCGTAACATCCTTAAACCAGATGAATACTTTAAGCCAGCAAGGTTTACTAAAGACCAAATTAGAACCTTCCTAGAAAAACCGGATACTAACGAGAAGAACTTACGTCAAGTCA